AAGAAGCAGAGCAAGCGGCAAAAGCCCTCAAAACCAATCGCTACCGCCTAAGCGCCCGACCGCAGCAACTGCCCCCAGAGGGCAACTGGTTCGTCTGGCTTATCCTTTCAGGCCGAGGCTGGGGCAAGACCTTCACCGGAGCCGGGTGGCTCATCGAGAAGGCCCTAGAGAACCCGGGCGTGGAAACAGCCGTGGTCGCCCCGACCTACACAGACGTTCGCCGCACCTGCGTCGAGGGGCCATCGGGCATCCTCAAGTCGCTTGCGCCCAACCAACTGAAGTTCTACAACCGATCCAACGGTCAAATCACTTTGGCTAACGGGTCGAAAATACACATGATTAGTGCCGACGAGCCAGACCGTGCCCGTGGACTAAACCTTGCATACGCTTGGTGTGACGAGTTCGCATCATGGCGCTATGAACAGACGTGGACAGAAGGACTTGTTCCGGCTCTCCGCATCGGTGCGAACCCACAGGTTTGCATCACGACGACGCCTCGCCCGACAAAACTCATCAAGGAGTTCGTCAACCGCACAGACGGTTCAATAGTTGTCACCCGAGGCTCGACGTTCGATAATGCTGCCAACCTCTCGGAAGCAGCCCTGCACGAACTAAAGGTGCGCTACGAAGGCACCCGAATTGGTCGGCAGGAACTTTATGGCGAAATCGTTGACGAGGTTGACGGTGCGCTGTGGACGGTTCAGATGATAGACAGCCAGCGAGTCCCCGGTTATCGGGACTTCGTTCGGGTGGTCGTTGCCGTTGACCCAGCCGTGACCTCCGGCGAGGACGCTGACGAGACCGGCATTGTGGTGGTCGGCAAAGGCGCTGACGGCAGGGCTTACGTCCTTGCGGATCGCAGTTGCCGAGACACGCCGCTTGGCTGGGCTAACCGGGTCAAGCAAGCCTACGACGAGTTCGGCGCAGACCGGGTAGTTGCCGAAGTTAATCAGGGCGGCGACATGGTTGAGTCAATCATCAAGCAGGTTGACCCACTCATGGCCTTCCGTTCGGTGCGTGCGAAAGTCGGGAAAAAACTCCGTGCGGAACCCGTGGCGGCTCTTTATGAGCAGGGCCGAGTTTCCCACATCGGCTACTTCGACAAACTTGAGGAACAAATGACCACATGGGTCATGGACTCGGGAACTTCACCAGACCGCCTTGACGCTCTCGTTCACGGCATCACAGAGTTGGGCTTCGCTACCGGCGGAGCAGCCGACCGTTTCTTTGCCAGTATCGCCCCTCCGTGTCCCAGTTGTGGGATGCCCGTTGCGGCTGGTTCACTGGGTTGCCCGTCTTGCGGCACCATCACTAAGCAGTCGGAGAGCGTTCGCAACGTGACCGGCTTCCCAACCTTTTGAGGATTAAGTTGCCACTCTTTAGCCGCAAGAACAAGACAGCCGAAATCGCCAAGGCAGTAGCCGAGGAACTGAACAAGGCTGGTGCCTACGGTGGCGCAGGAGCAAACGGCCCCTACGGTGGATCCTTGCCCCAGTCCCTCATGGGTACGCCGATGTATAACCAGACTGGCTACGCCAACGTGGTTCCGGCTGAACCGACCTCGGGTGGTCAGGGCTTGGCCCAGCAATCCGGTTGGGTGGCGCAGTCCTTAGAGCGCCCCGGCTCGGCTTTCGGCTCAATGCTCGGCCCTGCGGCACCACTCCTCCCTTCGCCCATTGACCCCCTCAACCCTGAAACGGGTCGTGCTGAACCACGCCTCTACCAGTACGAGGTAGCGACTAACCTCAACCTCACCCAGACTGACGTACCGTGGGGAACGCTGCGCTCGCTGGCTGAAACCTGCGACATCATCGCCCGTGCCATCACCATCCGGGTTGGCGACATGACCAAGATGGACTGGTCGTTCACTTTGTCGGACGATGCCATCACCGAAATCATGGCAGAGCAGAACGTCAGCCACGCCCGGGCCGCCACCATCGGTCGTGAGAAGTACGGCGAAAAGATTGCTCAACTCACCGAGTTCTGGGAGAACCCCTACCCCGAACTTTACCGTGGCTGGGCCGAGTGGCTCACCGAAGCGGCGTGGAACCACCTTGTCTACGACGCTGTCGTGGTCTACCCGAAATACAACCTCGGCGGCAAACTCATCGGCTTTGAGTTAATCGACCCAACGACCATCAAGGTCTTGCTCGACAACTACGGTCGCCGCCCGGTCTACCCTGCTCCGGCTTTCCAGCAGATCCTTTGGGGCTTCCCCCGTGGTGAGTTCACCTCCTCGCCCATGTCAGACGTTGACGGCGAGTTCTACGACACCACCCAGCACCCCAACGTTCGCCCGACCGACTCCCTCGCCTACTTCGTCAAGAACCGCCGCACATGGTCGCCCTACGGTTTCAGCCCGGTCGAGCAGTCAATCCCGTGGGCCTCGATTTACCTTGAGCGCCAGAACTGGCTTATCTCCGAATACCAGCAAGGCTCAATGCCGATGACGTGGATGGAAACCGACTCCGACGAGATTGACCACCTCAAACTGGCTGCTTTCGAGCGAGTGTTCAACGACAAGATCACCGGGTCAACCGCCGAGCGTTACAAGGTCAAGGTTCTGCCCAAGGGTTTCAAGCCCGTCCAGTCTGCCCAGATTGACGAGAAATACAAGAGCGACTACGACGAGTTCTTGGCTAAGCGCATCGCCGCCATCTTTGGCGTTTCCCCAAGCCAGTTGGGTGTCATCGCCCGGGCCGGCCTCGGTGGTGGCAAGGGCCAGCAGGACGGCGAAACCCAGAGCGCCGAAACCGTCTCCTCGAAGCCAATGGAGAAGTTCATCGTCGAGATGGTGAACAACCTCTGCAAGCGTTTCCTCGACATGGACGACAACATCACGTTCAACCTGTCGGACGACTCCAACGCCCAGAACGAGGAACTGATGGCGAAGGCCGCCCAGACCAACCTGTTCTCGGGCATCGCCACCTTGAACGACGTGCGTGGCGAACTGGGCCTGCCGCTTTACGACATGCCCGAAGCCGACGAGCCGTTCATCGTCGCCGGTCAGACAATCCAATTCCTAAAGGGCCAACTCGCAGTTGACCAGTCCGGCGAAACCATCGGGCAGAAGGAGCAACCCCTTGACGAAGCGCACCAAGTCGCCAACGGTAAAGACCAAAGCAGTCCGAGCGACCAAGAAGTCCAAGTCAATCCGAGTGACGGCAAAGCGCCGGAAACTCCGGTAGGTGACAAAAACGGGCAAGAGAATGTTACAACTTCGGGCAAGTCTGCCGAGTTGGAAGCCTTCAACGCCTATGTCAAGAAGCGCCAGAAAATCGGCAAGTGGACTCGTGACTTTGAGTTCAAAAGCATCGAAGCGTCGCAGGCCAAGGCCCTGAACGACTCGGGGAAAGCGCTCGTCGAGCGCAGTGATAACCCAAAAGGACTTTCACTTTCTAAGCGTCAGGTTCACGAACTGCCCGGTCACGATGAACGGGTTGCGCTGGAAAGTAAGCACTCGCCGCTAATCCAAAAGGCCCTTGCGGAGAACATAAAGGGCGTAAAAGAGGCCATTTCTCAAGCGCTTAGCCAGCAACACATTGGCGAAAAGCAGCACCTTAAAAGCATTGCTTCTTTGGCTGTTTCTCAAAACATCAAAACAAACCCCGAAAAGGCAATTGAGGCGCTGACCAACCTCTACTCCGACGCAATTGCCGAAGGGCGGAATAGGGCGCTGGGTGAAGTTTCGTCAAACAAAGACGCAACACCCGGTTCCATCAGCACAAAAGATTTGCTGGATCGGGCTGGGATTACCATCAAGGGTATTAACGACACCACCTTGAGCCGCATCTCAACGGCAATTCAGGACGGCATGGCGCAGGGTTCATCGGCTCGTGACATTGGTTCGGTTATTAACGGTCTTATCAACGACCCTTCTCGTGCCGACATGATTGCCTTGACCGAGACCAACCGGGCTTACAATGCTGGGGCCATTGACACCTATCAGCAGGCCGGCCTGTCTCAATGGGAGTGGCTGGCCTATGACGGTGCCTGTGAGGAATGTCTTTCACAAGAGGGCGTTCACAGCGTTGGCGACAGTTACCCACCGGAACACCCAAACTGCCGATGCACGGTTTTGCCGGTTCTAGACTCATCTAGCGGTGCGACACCAGCGATGAACCCCGAAACCGACACCGTTGGCGGAGATGACGGGGCATCAGCAGATCCGCTTTACAACCCCGTCTTGGCGCAGTTCCCACAAGGCAAGCCAATGTCAATTGACGAAGCGATTGCAGGGGCAAACCCCAACTACGGGCAAAAGGGTTACGGAACAAACTGCGCCCGAGTGGTTCAGAATTACGAATTGCGCCGCCGTGGGTTCGACGTAGAGGCAAACGCCGTTAGGGAGGGCGACCAAACAGCGTTGGAATACATTGGAAAAACATGGGAAAATCCATCATCTGACGTGCGAATGTCAGAAGGTGAGTTCCGAACAAACTTTGTGTTTGGTAAAAATGTTGACCCCAACGCCGGGTTGCCCTTCCCGAACCTTGTTGTCCAAAAGTCTGTAAAGGCTTACGATAGGGTGTCGTCTTACGTTACAACCAACTACCCCGAAGGCGCACGAGGCTTCTTGCAAATGAGCTGGGGCCGTGGCGCTGGTCACGTTATAAACTGGGAAATTGAGGACGGCAAAGCTGTCTTTATTGACGCTCAAGACGGGACAAAGTGGGATGCAACAGAAGCTTCTTGGAAAAAGGGTTCCATGTGGCGAGTGGTACGAATTGACAATTTGCGACCGACAAACCAGATTGTCAATTACATCAAAGGGGAATAAATGACTTCGTTTGACGAGGCACGACAGATCGTAATCAAAGAACTGGGAGATTCCAGTTTGTTTGTTCCCGAATGGGGTTACGAAAACGACCAATGGTGGAGCGTCATGGCAGGAGACAAGCGTTTCCTTGCTGGTCTTGACGATGCATATATGTCGTTTGACGATCGGTTGCTGGTGGTAAATAAAGAAACAGGCGAGTTTCAGGAACGCTCGGTTGTTAAGGACTTTGATTTCTTTGAGTCTTTCAAGCCATACGGCGATGTTCCACAGATGTTTCAGTAATTTACTAATCATCTAAAAAAACCATGGGGGGGCCGTTGGCCTCCTTTTTTATTACCTCAATGCAGGAGAAACCCAATGACCCAAGAAATCACCTACGTTGGTTTAGGCGAGATGACCTACAAGGAAGCCCCTGACGGCTCCTTGTATGTCTACGGCGTGGCAACCGACCCGACGCTCGACCTCGACCAGCAGCGTTGCAGCCCAGAGTGGCTGAAGTCTGCCATGCCAGCGTGGTTCTCCACCGGAGCCAACGTGCGTGAACAGCACTCTGCTATCGCTGCTGGTGTTGGCATTGAGATGTCGCAAGAAGGCGACAAGTGGATGCTCAAGTCCGAGGTCGTCGACCCCGTGACCGCCACCAAGGTTCGCAAGGGTGTCCTCAAGGGCTACTCCATTGGCATCAAGAACGCTCGGGTGATGAAGTCAGATGACGCTCCCAACGGAACAATCGTGTCGGGGGACATCGTGG